GACAGATATGCTCTATGCTCAGACCACACAAAGAAAAAGATACTTAAAGCAGATGTAGATATCGATATAGATATAGATGCGTACGAGTGGATAATAGTAGTAGGCTCAGAAGCTCTGAAGTTCTACACTAGTGTAAATTCTATAACGGAGTATAGTGGTAAGTGTGTAGACGACAAGTTTCTACCAGTAATTAACCCTGCTATGTTATCATTCAAACCAGAAGCAAAACCTTTATGGGATAAGAGTAAGAAGAACATTATAGATTACATTAATGGTGATTTAAAGCAACAAGTACTAGATGAAGATAAGTGTTATGGTATTCAAGATACTGCACAATTTCACACATTCCTAGAAAATGCAATAGCTCACCCTAACCAATATGTAGGTTTAGATTCAGAGACTTCTGGACTATACCCTAGAGATGGTCATATGCTTGGCATGAGTATATCTTATGAGAAAGACCATGGAGCATACATAGACACAGAGTGTGTAGATGAAAGAGCAGAGAAACTATTACAAGAATTGTTCGACAAGAAGATAATTATCTTTCATAATGCTAAGTTTGATTTAGCTTTCTTTGAGTATCATTTCAACTTCAAGTTCCCTAGATTCGAGGATACTATGTTACTTCACTATTGTTTAGATGAAGTTCCTGGTGGTCATGGACTAAAACAGTTAGCTATGGAACATACTCTTTATGGAGACTATGAGAAGCCTATGTATGATTGGATAGACAACTATAAGAGACAGCACAGAATACTCAAGGCTGACTTTCAGTGGAGTGCTATACCCTTTGATGTTATGAAAGTATATGCATCAATGGACGCAGTAGTAACACTATTAGTATTCGAGAAGTTATATCCAGCAGTAAGAAAGAATGCAAAGCTATTCAGTGTGTATGAGAATATACTTATACCTGCTTGTAGAATGTTGACAGACATACAAGACAATGGAGTACCTTTCGATAAAATGAGACTACTAAAGGGTAGAGACCTAATGCAGAATGATATAGATGCAGCAGTAGAAGAACTCTATAAGTTTCCAGCAGTTAAGGCTTTCGAGACAGCAAAAGAAAAAGAATTCAATCCAAACAGTACAGTACAGCTTAGGTCATTACTGTTTGATTTTGTCGGGCTAAAGCCTACAGGCAAAAAGACTGGTACAGGTGCAGACTCAACAGATGCAGAAGTGCTAAAAGAATTAGGTGAGCAACATGAAATACCTAAGCATATTCTTTCTATTAGACAAAAGTCTAAGATTAAGAACACTTACCTAGATAAAATATATCCACAATTAGATAAGGATAGCAGACTACGTACAGGCTTTAACCTGCACGGCACAACATCTGGTAGACTATCTTCTAGTGGTAAAATGAACATGCAACAAATCCCTAGAGACAATCCTATTGTCAAAGGCTGTATCAAAGCAGCACCTGGGCATAAGATTGTTGCAATGGATTTAACAACCGCAGAAGTTTATGTTGCTGCTGTGCTTGCTGATGATAAGAACTTAATGGAGATATTTAAGACTGGTGGTAATTTCCACAGCAATATTGCCAAACTAGTATTTAATTTGCCTTGTGAAGCAGAAGAGATTGCAGAACACTATCCCACACAACGACAAGCAGCTAAGGCTGTTACCTTCGGCATTATGTATGGTGCTGGAGCAAATAAGATATCACAGCAAGTCACAGCTGACTCGGGCAGTACTTTTAGTAAAAGTCAAGCTCAAGAAGTTATTGATGACTACTTCAAACAGTTCCACAAACTTAAACAGTGGATAGACCAATCTAGTAAATTTATTATGGATAATGGATTTATCTATGGTGCTACTGGCAGAAAGAGAAGACTACCTAATGTCAATTCTGACAATCAAGGAATACAAAGTCATGAGGTTAGATCAGGTATGAACTTCTTAGTTCAATCCGTAGCCTCTGATATAAACTTACTAGGTGCTATTGATATGAACTCTTATATCAAGACAACAGGCATGAGGTCAAGAATCTTTGCATTAGTACATGATTCAATTCTAGCAGAAGTACCTGACTGCGAAGTCAATAGATACTCACAAGAGTTGCAACAATTTATACAACAGGATAGAGGATTTAGTATTCCAGGAACTCCAGTAGGTTGTGACTTTGATATTGGTGATGACTATTCCTTTGGGAAGTTTGAAGCCAAGTATGATATATGATAAAATAAAATTCCCTATCTTTGTATTGCATACAGATGATATAATGTCTGTAGACGGAATACTCTGGATAGAAAACCAAGTTCTAGATGATACAAATATGAAGGGAGAAACGCTCGGCATGAGGAGACTACAAAGTCCGATGCCTAGTATATATCCTTTGAAGTATATGATTAAAGATATAAGAGCTTACCTTGACCATCAAGGTAAGTTCTACATTGATACTAGAGGCCGTTGGTTTAGAAAAATAAAAACAATAAAAGCAAAGCTAAAGTACCATAAGATACTAAGAGTAGAGCAGAAAGAAGTAGTAAGTGTTCTATGGGTAAAAGATTGCCCTTATCCTTTCACTCTTGACAGACCTATTGCAGAAAGTGAAACTTGGGTAGGTCTACTATACAGAAATAAAATGCCTTGGCTAGTGTACGACACAGCAACTACTAAACAGAAAAATTCATGGAGAAAGATATGATAATAGTATTAGATAATATATTTATGCCTAATCAAGTAAAAGTATTTATAGAAGCGTTAACTCCTTCTATGCAAGAACCGTCGTTCTTTAAGTATGGAGCTACCCACACAAGTTCTCGTATGTGCAATAGAATACTAGAAAAAGCCCACGAACACATAGACTTAACAAAGAGTATAGGCTATGAGTACTGGACTCAACAAAATACTAAGCCTGCGGGGCGTCATCAAGATAAAGATGAAAAAGCTTTTAGCAAAGGAATAACAAGATTCCCTATGTGTTCAATAGTATATTATCTAACAGTAGATAGTTTAGTTGGAGGAGAATTAGTAGTTAATGATGTAGAGATATCCGCTATACCAAATAGATTAGTAATATTTAAACCAGGTCTAGAACATTATGTAAGACCGTTTACAGGTAATAGAGTTTCTATTGCAGTCAACCCATGGGAAACAAAGCTGTACAAATGAAAGAGTTTTTAATAAAAAAAGAGGAAATGTACTTTGATACTATTGCTTCTTATATACAGCCACCTTTATACACTAGATTAGCAGTTTGGCAAGAGTGGTTAGAAAGTGGGATGTCTGATTTCATGTATTCCTATCGGAGTGCTTTAAGTATAGACCCTTCCGAAATTAATAATGCATTCGGGGGCTTGAGACACAATAGTATCTCATTTAGGTGGTTTTATTTTTATGAAATGACTATAGATACGATCACCTATATAAAAGCAGGTCATTCTAAGAACCCTACGTCAAGGTGTGAGAGCATGAAAAAAGATTTAAGTTTCTCAAATCAAGGTATTATAGTAGGTGAGCCAACGATATTTCCTTTGGGGTTTCTTACTCAACGTGAATCACTGACTATAGAACAAGAAATATTTTGCAAACTAAAAAATTTAGGTGCATTGGAACGTACACCCTTTATAGTCGAGACTTTTGTGGGAAATACGGTTGGCATACCCACTACCCTATTTGACGGAGCTACTGAAATGTTTCAATATACATCAGACGATGAGTATAAAACGGAAGACTTAATAGAAACAATAGAGGGTTTGGCTATTATTGAGGCTAGACGTCTTGAATGTGTAAGACAACTAAAACAATTTAAAATACTAAACTGGTTAAGAGCATGAAAGCAGTTATAAGCGACAGAATATACTTAGAAGTATTACCTGCACAACAGAAAAAGATTGACGATGAACTGACGTATGCCATACCGTCGTTCAAATTCGGTGACCCACCACTCATTATAAAAAACATGGCACTTATAAGACAGGGACTAGTAGCGATACCGGTGGGCAGATTAGACCTAATCCCTGCAGACCACGAGGTTGTAGACAAGAGAACTACAGTCCCAGTAGACTTCCCCAAGTTTAATTTGACATTAAGACCAAGTCAACAATCAGTCTATGACGAGATTGGAGATGGCGGCATAATTAACGCTTGGGTGAGTTGGGGTAAGACATTTACAGGTCTTGCCATAGCTGCGAAACTAGGACAGAAAACCCTAGTGATAACCCACACTTTAGCTCTAAGAAAGCAGTGGGAAGATGAAGTAAAGAAAGTTTTTGATATCACGCCTGGAATTATAGGCAGTGGTAAATTTGAATTAGATAGTCCAATTGTTATTGGGAATATACAGAGTCTTTACAGAAAGATTCCGCAAATAAGACAAGAGTTTGGCACTCTCATACTTGACGAGATGCACCATGTTAGCGCAAGGTCATTTTCTAGAATAGTAGATAAAAATTGTGCTAGGCATAAGATTGGACTGTCAGGAACACTACAAAGAAAAGATGGTAGGCATGTTGTCTTCCGAGATTACTTTGGAGATAATGTTCTAAAACCACCAAAGGAAAACTTTATGATGCCTAAAATTCATATCCTACAAATGGATATAAGGTTCATGGACGGAAATGGTATTCCTTGGGCAAACAGAATTAATGAGTTAGCTTACAACCCAGAGTACCAACATTCTGTGGCAATGGCTGCGTCATCGTACGCCGCTAAAGGTCACAAAGTGTTAGTGGTATCTGATAGAGTAGACTTCCTCAGGAACTGCGCGGAGCTCACTGGTAGTAACGCAGTTTGTGTGACGGGCAAAGTCCATCACGAAGATAGAGCCGATATATTACAACAGATATATGAGGATAAAGACGTTCTGTATGGAACACAGTCTATATTCTCTGAGGGTATTTCTCTAAATATTCTAAGCTGTTTGATACTCGCAACACCAGTAAACAACGAGCCGTTACTTACACAGCTCATAGGAAGGGTAATTAGAGATTACGAAGGTAAACAACAACCAGTGATAGTAGATATAAATCTAATAGGCAAAACTGCAAAGAGGCAGGCTAGTCTACGCATGGGGTACTATATGAAAGAGGGATATGAGATATCAACCTTGTAAGGACCTCCGAAAAATACTACTTGACATTGGTTTCAAAAATTGTTATAATATATGATAAAATATAATTGGGAAAAGATAAATAGTGAGACCAACGGAGATTCCACTTCAATTCTTACTATAGTCCATTTATTGACTTATAAAAGAGTTCCTGCTAGTAGGAAAGACAAGACTTATAAATACTTCGGTAAGAGTTTTGTAGGGGATAGCTTTTTGCTAAACCCTAGACAGTTACTAGTAGAGAGGAAAAATTATAGCAATAAAGAAGCTGCGGAATATATCGCAATCGCTTCTTACCGAAATTATTTTAATTATAAACAGACAGGACAGACAACACTAGAGTTGATACATCTACCTGTCACGACAACGATAGTAAATCGCAACAGAATGCTTCGGATTGAGAATGGTCTAGTACACTTTCTCTTTGAAGATAACGCTAAATGGAGAAACAAATGGCATTAAAATTTGGAGAAGCACAGGGGAGTGCAAAAAAATCCTCAATAGATCAGTACACTTACAAAGAAGGAGATAATATCTTCAGACTAGTAGGAGACATATTACCAAGATATGTTTACTGGATCAAAGGTGAGAACGGCAAAAATATTCCTATGGAATGTTTAGCTTTCGACCGTAACACAGAAACGTTTAATAACAAGGAAAAAGATTTCGTAAGAGAGTTCTTCCCTGATTTAAAATGTGGATGGGCATACGCTATTCAAGCTATAGACCCA